CTGCATTAGGTTGTAGTAGGTTCTTGGAGAGTCCAGAAGTTTCTTTAGGTTAGATGAACTGAATGCTACCTTACCGAGATAGCCATAGTAGAAGTCATCTTCAATAGCTTGTTGTACAAGCCAATCTTGACTGTGTTGCTCACCATTGAGCATTGTGATTTGTTTTGACATAGTGGTTTTATTTATCGGGTTAATCCCATTGCTTGAATAAAGCGTTGACCCTTATCATAGTCAATGCCTTTTATAAGTCGGTAGATAAAAGCGGATGCTCTCTTGATAGATTCCATCTCTGCCTTGCTTGTATCTAATCCTGTATTGGCATACATCTGTGCATCTATGTGCAAGAGTTGGTCAATGCATTCTTTGTCGCTTAACGCTTCCTCAAATATGATTTGAGCCTGTAGTATAGCTTTGCTATGTGTCATCATTTTTGGTAGTCTATTTGTCTTGTGATTATTTGTTCATCGTCATCGCATACGCAACTCTCCTTCTCACAATCGTGGCAACAGGAACAAGTCCAACTGTCATCACAATACTCATAGCAGATGTCACATTGTGCTGCTTGGTCTTCTTGGTACGAAGCCAACTCTCTATCCAAGTAGTACATTATATTCGCTCTATTAGTTCGTAGATAAACAAAAAGAATGCAATGCCTATTGAAGAGGCAATGAATAAAGTGCCTCCGTAGAGGAGGTCTTGCTTTAGGGTGTAGGTCTTTTTAGACATAATAAGGTGTTTTGGGTTGGGAGGGTTTCCCCTCCCTTTGGTTGTTACTTAATTACTCCGTTTGATAGTTTTACCATCAAAGTGATGTTTGACTCGTGACAAAGATTTTCGTAATACGCAGCTTGTTCACGCTTATCGTTTACCTCTGTCTCTATTCTGTACAACTCCAAAAACTTATCTCTTCTGTCTGCGCCATTAGGGAAATAAATGGCTATCATCGTTTTGGGGTACATTTGTTGTTCTTCGGTAGTTAGCATCTTGTAGGTGTTTTAGTTTCTGCTAATATACACAAATTTGTTAACACCAAACATTACAACACAATTTTATTTACAAAAAAAGGTTGCGTAACTAAAGACTCTAATGGTGGTATCCACCCCAAAGCATTGTCATCACCTGTAGCAGAGTTGCCTACTATCTTGTAAGTAACCTGCTCCAAATGGCTTAACATACCCTCCCTCTCAAATACAAAGGCTGTATTGGATTCATCTCTTTTTAAGATGTAGATATAGTAGATAGCTTTACTTGCTTTGATACCACTATCCTCATCTTTGTTCGTGTTCTTGAACTCTATGTATAGATTCGGTTGTTCGGGTGTTCCTCGTCTATTAGCCCACCAATAAGCCTTGCTATCGTACTTTACCTCAAAGGTCAGCTCATTCTTTTGGTATGTACTCTTAACATCCCAATCGTAGAACTTCATTTTTGGCGCACGAATAATATCGGTGTGTCCTCGTTTCTTGATGTAATCACACCAAAGGTCTTCACCAATATCTCCTTTAACGAAACTCATTAAGGTCTGTGTCTTTTAGTTTCTTGTCCCCATCATAGAATGAGAATCTATTATGTGTATACTCTACACGAAAGCCTCCGTAAGAGCCGCTAACATCAAATTTGTACTCGTCTTTGCCGTGTACCGTTGTGACACCTTCAGCCTCTTTGTATTCCTTTATCTTATGACCTTGAGTCCATAGGTATACAAGTAGGAGCTTACTTACTTTCGTATTCTCCATATATCTTCTTGAGGTCTGCTATGTGTGTTGACCATTCTTTTGGATTACAAGAACAAGGAATGTAATACTTGTGTTGGAATACTCTGGAGTGTATTCTACTCAATGGCTCTTGGTACATCTCTTTGACCTCTCTACCATTGAAGTCACCAAAGAACTGCTTGAGGGTCGTGTACTCCCCTTCCTCTAAACATAGTGGTTGTGTTCTTTTTGGGAACAACTTATTGAGCTTTGCCTTACGAGCATCACATCCGCAATCAATACCTGTGAGTTCAGCAAAGGTGTCTACTACTTTCTTGATTCCTGTAGCCTTTGTGATTTTCTCAATGTCATCTCCTAAACCTTTAGATGAGGTCGCTTTCACCGTTTTGGTAGTCTTCGTAGTCTTCGTTGATTTTTTCTTTGACATATTCTTTAGAATTTTTAAGTGTATCAAATATGGAGAATAGGCTAATGCCTGTTTCCTTTTCTATATCTCTCATAGACATATCGGTTCTGTGGTACACCTCAAACATCTTTTGGTCATACCAATGAAGGTCTTCCATAACCTCCCATACCTTGTCTATTAACTTCTCAAATCCTTCTGCTTGTACTCGGTCAAACTCCTCCTCCGCAACATCGTACTCAACCATATCGCCTGTGTATACCATCAAGTCTTTCTTGTTCTGGAACTGCCTCGTCATATTACGAAGGGTTACCCATACAAAGAGCTTGTTGGGTTGGTTCTTGTACATAATGCGTTCTGGGTTCTCTACATACTTATTGAGTCGTATGTACATCTCCTGCACTATGTCTTCGGCATAGCTACCTGCACCGAACTTATGAACCATCTTAATCCATTCCGTATGGTGTCCTGCAAGTAGGTCTAATACTGTGGTCATTGTTCAGTTGACCAAGTGACTACTAAAGCAAAAATCCCAAAGCACAACTGCAAAGAGTGGTACTTGGGATTCTCAAAGTCTTCATTCATAGTGGAGTTCCAATAGTTAACACCTATTAGAATCCCTGCAAGGGGTGCTATATCAATCGCAAAGTTCATTTTGAGTAGCAAGTTTAGTTAATTCTTGCTCCATAATATACAACTTTTCACGAGTTACTGACAGTTCCTCACGAGTTTTTTGTAAACGCTCGGTTAATAACGCATTCTGCTTGGTCAGTCCCCAATCCATTCCTTCCTCTTGAGAGCCTCGTAGCTTGTCCATAATTGCACAACATTGATTGAAGAACTGCATATAGTCTCTGTCAAACTTTAGGTTCATCTCGTGTCCTTTCGTAGCGTGTATGATAGTAGCGTGATTCTTCTTACATACTCGTGCTATCTCAAGTGTCGTGTACAAGTCTCTTGCTGCAACCATAAAGGCAAACCTTGCCATAACATTCCTACGCTCTCTGGAGGGTGAGATTCTATGGTGTCCTGTATAGTTATCGTACTCCTCTTGTAATTGTAATATCGTTGCTCTCATTTTAGGTGTTCGTTAAGGTTATCAAATCGCTCTTCATAAGCGTTTATCTTTCTCGTTAGGTTGCGTATGGTTAGCTTGAGGTCAGCATTCTTTGCTTCAGCCTCCCATACCATTTGTTGCACATCCTCTACCATACCTATAGAAGCATCTATAGCAGAGTAGATACTAATGAGGTCAATGAATATATCCATCTCATACTCATTGCTTGGGTCTTGAGGTTTAAGACCATTAGCTATCTGCATCAAGTCTTGATTCTTTTGTCTTAACCATAACAGGGCTATGCTCTTGCTACCGCCTCTTACCCAACTGTAATCTTCTTGCTTTAATTCATCCATTTAAAAAGGCATTTTGCTTTGTTCTTTTTCTTTCTTTCCTATAAGATTCTCACCGTGAATCTCAAAGCCTACATTGTTAGGTATACTCCTAAAGCGTACAGGTTCATCTAATGGGGTAGGTCTACCACCTGTCTCCACCTCTTTCACCTTTCGTATGTGTACTTGGTTGTACATCCATTCAGTAGGGTGTTGTATGTAACGATGTATAACCACAAAGTCATCAGCCCTGTTAACGAACTTACCACCGCCTTCAATGTCTGCTGCGCTTGGTGGCATAGGGTGACCTGCATACTCGTGTCCTGCGGAGTGCTTCATTCTTAAAGCATTGGTTACTGCGTGAGCATTTAACCAGATACTTACATCGTGTTGCTTTGCCCAATTTCTAAAGTGGGTACTAACTTCGTAATCATATTCGTGACCTCCAAGTGTTTTGAACATCTCTTTGTCCTTTACTAACGAGTTGTAAGGGTCAATCAAGAATCCATCAAAGCCTTCTTCGTGATAGATGTCTGTAGCTTCCTCAATCAAATCCTTGTAGGTGTACATCTTCTTATCCGTGTCAATGATAATGAAATACCTTTGAACTAAATCAAGAGCCATCTGGAACTCGTCTTCATCTATTTTGTTAATGGGCTTACCCAAGAAGAACTCGGAGAGTTTCTTTGCGAGAGATACAGGAGTGTTCTCGGAACTAAATACAAGCCACTTAATATCGTTGACTATTGTTTGCAATAACATTAGGTACAACATCACGGAGGTCTTACCAACATTTGCGTGTCCTAATACTACATTGAAATTACCTTTCTTGAATCGTAGGTGGTCATCTAAATTCCATTGCCCGAACTTGAGACCTTCTTTGACTTTACCCATTCGGACATCGTCAAGTTTACCGAACACATCGGCATAAGATATTTTTGACATAGTTGGTTTAAGTTAAAAAGGGAGCGCAAGTGCGCCCCCCTAATATAGTTCTTTCTTTAGAATGGTAAACCATCCGCTACAGGTTGAGGTTCTTCTCTTCCTTGAAAGTGTTGCTGATGAGTTGCTTGGGCTTGGGCTGCGCCCTTCTTCATTACCCAATCAGCAAAGAGTTGTGCATTCGCAATAACTACTTGCGGTGTTCCGCCAATCTCGGCTGCTGCCTTGAGAGCCGTTTGGCGAATGATTGATTCGTCTTTAGAGGTATGTGTACCACTTAAAGCAGATGTACCAGAAGGTGCTACATTTGCGTATTGTGGGTTAACAGGCTTGACCGTGTAGTAGGTTTTGCCATTGTACTCTCTTGGGATGTAATCGTAAGTAGCCTCTTGTCCTACTGCAAACTTTGTTTGGTTCGGGTCTTTGGAGTTGTACTTACCATTATCTCCATTTTCAAATGTTACATAGAACCCATAAAGTGTTCCATACTGACCGTTGTACGGTTCTCCTGCGGACTTAATGTCCTTGACAATAGATGTTTTAGTCATCGTTATATAATTTAGTTAATGATTCAAAGTTAATAAAAATGTTTATTCCTGCAAGGTTGCTCCCTTTAATCTAACCTCAACTTCACAATAATTCTTTTCAACACTCTTGTCATAAGTGATAGTAAGCCTGTGGTAGTGTTTAGGATTATCGTCTGCAATCCATTCGTTAGCAACGAGAGTATCAGCAGTAAATTTTGAAACAAGTACAAGGTTGTCCACATCGGCACGAGTATTGTACCTAATATGGATAGACATACTCTCTGCAATATGGTGGTCGTAACGAGCCAATTCTTCTTCAACGATTTTTTTATAGCCATCTTTTATCTTTTTTCTAAATGTCCAATGCTTACCTGCGTAGAGTGCGTTAAGACTTATGGTCTTCGGTAGCGTGAGGGAGAGGGTTAATTCTTTCTTCATATTCCAATTCTTTTTCTAAATGGTGTATAGCCTTTCTCAAGTCTTGAGCTTTAGGATTGTCTTTCTTTTTACCTGCTCGTAGCAAGTAGGCGATAGCTACACCAATGTTGTAGGAGTCTCTTGCGAAGTCCATACATACATCAAAGGCTTCAATGCCCTTGTACTTACCTAAATAGTAGCTTGGTATCAACCTCTGGCTTGTGGTACTTTGAGAGGGCATTGCCGTTGAATCGTTTGAAGAGTCTTCTGTCATCGGGAAATCCGAAGTGTAGGTAGAAGTGGTCTTGTAGGGTTTGTTCGTTGATTTCATATTGTTCTGGGTATTCAGTCTGCTTAATTTTTACTACGGTCTTCATTGATTTTGTATGCGTTAAACATATCCATAACAGTTTCTGCATCTATACCCTTACGAGCATAGTCTCTAACGATAAACATCTTTAGGTGGTTCATCTCTTTGGTGAGGGCTTCAACTCGTGCCTCGCACAAGTTTAAGTATTGGTCTTTAATATCCATAGTTGTTTTTGATTTGATACGAATGTAATGAAAAAAAGTAAACCCCTCCGAAGAGGGGGTGTTTTTTAGTATTCGGATTCATCTCTACCTCTGTAAGAGAACTTGTACTCGTAACCCATAGTGGTTAATAGTTTCATTCTGTTCTTTACCTCTTGGTAATCCAATGTTTCAAATTCAATGATTCCTCCGATAGATACTTGGTAAACTGTGTTTTGCATTGTAATAGTGTTTTGGTTAACAATAGTGTAAATGTAAACAAAATAATTAACATACAACATAGAGAGCAAAAAAAAGAGAGAGGTGTCTACAAGACACAACTCTCCCCTTTATATAATTATATATAGAGTTATAAAAAAAGAGGCTATAAGCCTCTCTCTATATATCTATATCTCTTTAGTAGTGTAGAGACTTACAAGTCTCCGTCTCTATATCTTTATATATGCGAAGTTCAAAGAAAAAAAAGAGATATTCAATTATTGTGAATAAAAGTTAATTACTTAACATTACCTCTCTTGTCAAGAGAGCGTACTGCGAAGTATCCACCTACAACTGTTACACTTAACATATTCCATAAACTTATCCAAGCAGGGTCTACCTGTAGGTAGCCCAACCCATCAAAGAAGGTGGTAATTACCAGAAAGCTAATCACTACAATCAAGGTTAGTGGTCTTACATTCTTGCTTAACCAACTATCGCTACGCATATCCGCTCTCCAACGAGAACTAATCTCCGACTCAATAGAAGCCTTTATAGCGGCTTTCTCCTCTGGAGTGGATACATACCTATCTACGACATTAGAAACGGCTTCTATCGTCTCCTGTGCGCTTTTTCCGAGTAGTTTTGTTATTAGTGGATTCATTACAATTCTTTTTACAAGTACATTCTTTAGGTTCAGTTACACAATACCTAACTGCCACACGCCTCACATTCTGGGTTATCAATACTACAGGCATTCTCATTAGCCTTGTCATTAGTCATCTCATCTACAAAATCCTCAAAGGAGTCTGCAAACCCGAAGTCGGTGTCATTCATTTATTTATTGTTTTGTGAATCTTTATATCCTTTCTCGTACTCATCGTGCATCTCAAGAACATAGATTCTATCCTCTATGTCGTTGATTACAATAATCTTTTTGTCAAGTCTTTCGTGTACAGTATGTAGCTCCATCTTGAGTGATGAGAACTCTGCATAGATACCACCTGCTGCAAAGACTGCTGCAACAAGCCATATCAACATAGACCAATTTTCCTTTAAAAAAGATTTAGTCTCTTGAGCCATCTTGCTTATTCATTATATACCACCGTTGAGCAGTATACCCAATGGAAGCTATGAGCAAAGTAATTTTTAGGGTTGCCTCTATGTTGGCGAAAGATAACGCCATTGTTGAGGTATTCATTAGAAATACTTTTATATCTGTAGCATCCATTTTCATAATTGTTTGTAGCGTGTCTTGCCTCCATCCCTGTAAGCAACTAACACCTCGCCTCTATTTCTACCTTGTGTATATGAGCAATGAACCCAAGCAGGATTCATCTCATCACCAAACTCCCATATAAGTTGGTCAAAGTTAGTGTGGTCTTTAAGATAACCAAAGATTGCAGCGTTTGTGAGGTTTCCGTAAACATCTGCATCCAAGTCTATTGCCTCCCCCTTACAATGTTGAGAGGTA